AGCGTGAGTTTCAAAAAGATGAAGCTCGTCTCACCCGTGCTGTGGAAACAAGGGGGATCGCGGTTTTCACCGTCGACCTCCCGAGGGCTGGTAAGCACCTTGATCGGTGCCTTTCAGCCGGTGAGTACAAAGAGTCAGGACTGCCGCTTACAAAGCGGGCTTCTGGCTCGCAACCGATCCCTAAGTTTCTTAGGGGACTGTTGCTACTCGTGTTCCACAAAGATGGGAGACTTAAGGAGAATCCCGATGAGCAAGCTATCTGTTTCGCTCGGCAGGCTTATTGCCTCGCTAAGCGTACAAGTCTTGCCTGTCCTGCAGATAGAGTTACTCGCGCTTGCGAGGACTTTATTGACCAGGACGCTGAACTTCCTGAGCCCGGAGAATTCTGGGACACAGGAGGAAGAGTTGGGTTCGGTTCCGACGGAAGAAGTCCCTTCCAGGGATTTCGGAAGTCGGGAAGATACCGGACCCGAGTCGGTGCAGGCGCTGCAAAGGATGGAGCAATCCATTTACGTACGCCCGCATCAGCCATCGAGTTCTTGATCAAACTGGACATCGTGTCTGGGATGATCAGCTCAACCCTGGGGTCGTATGATCCCATGGATTGGCCCTTTCGTCATGGCCCTGGCGTTCTCTCCAACATCCAGCGCGGCGAGTTCAAGTATGAATTCGCGCACTGGTCTGCTAAGTTGGAGTCCGTGTACCCATTCGCTGATTGTGGTTTCCACAACTACAACGGATGGGTTGACAGCCTGACGGATTTCGAGGGTGAATCGTCTGATGACGTGATACCCTCGTCACGCCTGATTGCAGTCCCGAAGACTATTGAGAAACCGCGCTTAATTGCTGCGGAACCTCAAGAACACATGTGGTGCCAGCAGAATCTGCGGCATTTCATGTACGAGCGTTGTGACAGATCTTGGATTAGGCACTTTTGTCGTTTCAACGACCAGAGCCTGAATCAGGACCTCTGCACACTCGGCTCGCGGGATGGCTCATTGCTTACCGTGGACTTGTCCGCGGCTAGCGACAGAGTCAGCTGTCTCGCAGTGGGGAACCTTTTTAGATCGAATCCTTCGGTCTTGAAAGCCCTTGCTGCGTCGCGCACCCAGGTTATGACTCAAAGCTTGGTTCCGACCAGGCCCGCGGTCATGGCGTTGAGAAAGTTCTCAACAATGGGTAACGCCTGTACGTTTCCAGTAGAGAGCTTGCTGTTCTTGAGCATAGCCTTAGCGGCCGTGCTCACCCAGCGTCACCTCCCGGTGACAAAGGGGAACTTGCTTGCCCTCGCAGGAAGCGTGGCCGTCTATGGGGACGATATAATCGTTCCTGTAGAAAGCCGGGAGCAACTGTACGATGGTCTCGAGGTCCTTGACTTCAAGATCAACGTTGACAAGACATTCTCCGAAGGAAACTTCAGGGAATCTTGTGGCGTTGACGCCTTCCGGGGAACAGATGTGACCCCGGTGTACTGGCGCCAGCCATGCAGTTGCAAACCTGAATCTGTCA